TTCATGTACATGTATACTTGGGCAGAGCAGGGAGATGTAATTCCTCCTAAAACATCTGCTTATGTATATCGAGATTATGACTTCAACACGACTATTAGTAAGAACAGTCAGATTACCATTCAATACAATGCGACTAACTTAGTTTATGCGACTGTCCCTGAATTGAAGGCGACAGAAAGAAAGTTACAGACCAATATCGATAATCACATTAGAGATGCTCCACGCCATGTTTCTGACCAGGAGCGAATACGTTGGAATGGGAAAGCCGACGCAACCCATCGTCATAGGGTATCTGATATTGACGGTCTTGAAACGATTATTGGCAACCAAACAACAAATAAAGCAAATCAAGCAGACCTAACTGGTCACATTCAAAATCGAAACAACCCACACAATGTCACAAAACAACAAGTGGGACTAGGGAATGTCGCAAACGTCGAACAAGCAAGTAAAATTGATTTTCAAAATCACTTAAACAATCGCAACAATCCACATAGCGTTACGAAGCACCAAGTTGGTCTGGGTAACGTAGATAACGTTAGACAAGCAAGCTATGAGTCAGTAGAGGCTTTAAAGCGTGAGTTTCAGGAGCACGAAGATAGACTAAATGCTATCGAGTATATGTTCTTGCAGAACGACTTCACTGCTCCGATTCGTACAGACGACGGTACAGAACATACCTTGCTTGCTGATGAAAACGGTCATGTGATTGTTGCTGATTGGAAATACATTATGGAGGTATAATATGGCAGTAATTAGTACACAGACACGAAAAGTAACTGATTTGCCACAGGCTAGTCAGGTTAACAACTCGGACAACATCATGATCCATGATGGTCGTGGGTTGAAAAAAGTGTCTGTGCAGACATTAAAGAATGGAATCAGTAGCAATGTATCAGTAGCTACGTCGAGCTCGAACGGGATTGTCAGGCCAGATAATTACACGACTGAGGTCTTAAACGGTGCAATCAAAGCTAAAACCGCAACAGCTGGTTCAAACGGAGTTGTTAGACCTGATAACTCAACCATTACAATCGATGGTTCTGGTGTTTTACGAGTAAACCGATCAGCTCTTGGGATTCCAAGCACACCGTCCGAAGTTGTTGCACACAAGCTGATTAACCAGAACGGAAACCAGCAAATGAAGTATTGGTATGGGTCAAAGACACAATATAATGCAATTAGCACGAAAGACCCGAACACAATCTATGATGTGTATGAGTAGGTGATGTTATGGCTACAAGAGAAGGAATCTATGTCGGAGGGCATGAGATTGTAAAGCGATATGTTGGCGATCGGCTAATTTGGAGTAAAAATATTTTTCAGGAATTTGGAAGAATACTTTTTTATGTTTCTGTACCTAACGATTCAAATAATCGATTATTGTGTGGCATTCCAAGTGCAACAGGATATGATAATGATAAATTTTGGAATTTAATTTTATCAAAAAATGTAGAATTTCAAGTAATACTGAAAAATAGAAAAATTCAATTCACTGCAACTGAACCTAGTAATAGGGAGCTCTCTGTTTTTAGTAATTTAAGAGATATAGGAAATCCAGCTAGATCATTTTATATAAACTTAAAAAATCCAAATGATATGCAACATCTGATTTCTAATGGTTTAAATCAATTTGCATTATCAGGTACAATTTATAAAAAGAAGGAAGTATAAAACATGGAATTTGTAATAGTAAATAAATTTTTTAGAGTTGGCAATACGGAAGTCTCTATTCAATGTGACAAGCCGTTTACTTTTTTCACTCGTGAGTTGGAGGGTGACCGCTTGGGAGATACGGATGAAACGCTCATCGAAGCAGTCAAAGAGATTCTACGAACCGAATTAGACCCAACAAGTGCTGTTGTCAAAAACCAAGAACAATTGGCTAAAACAACTGCAGCACTTGAACAAGCTAATCAGTTCATGGAAGGCATGCAGAAGGTCAGCTTACGTAATACTGACGATATCGAGGAAATCTTGGTACGCTTGGAAGTGCTTGAGAAACACAATGGTATTGAACATGAGCATGAGGACGAAGCAGAGGGACATGAGGAAGTACCTCACGTTGCCGAGCCAGAAACCCATCCTGCTGAACCGGCTCCAGTAACCCCACCAGTTCAACCAGAACCCCAACCAGTTACAGAAGTGGCCACAAATGGAGTTCCTAACGTGGTCGTATCTGAACCAGCACCAGCGCAACCAACTACTGAACAACCAGTAGTAGAAGCACCTACACAACCTGCACCAGCAGTAGAACAACCAACAGAAAGCGAGACAGAACATGAAATTCCTACACCGACAAGCGAAGCGAGCACTAGTGAAAACAATGGAGGTAGCAACAATGAGTAAGATTACATTAGACCAAGCAAAAATCGACATGTACATTAACTTGCTAAAACGTGGAGCGATTGACTTTTCATTTGTCAACAAACGCTTCAAAGACCGTGTACGCAAAGAATTGGAACGCCTTGGCTTGAGCAATTTGGCGAACTAGAGAGGTGTTTATGGACGTCTTACAACAGATAGAACATTTCTTCATGAACGTGCTACCATCGGCTTCACCAATTATCATCGCTTGGCTTAGCTACAAATTGCCGAAAAAAGCCAAAGAAGAGACGGAGAAAATCGTCTCCGAACTAACCGATGTTAAGAAACAGATTAAAGATGTCCAGACTACCGCTAAAGATAGCAATTCCAAAATCGACGAAGTGCAAGAAAAATTAAAAATTCACGATGAGGCGCATCTAAATACCATGAAGTTGCGCCTTGACCGTGATATGCGACGAGCTATTAACAGAGGATATACCTCTAGAGATGAATTCTCCCTAGTGGAAAGCATGCATAAAAGCTATAAAACTCTAGGAGGCAATGGCTACATAGACCGTTTATTCAGCGATTTTGAAAAATTGGATATCAAAGAAGGCATCTTAATAGATGATTAGAAAGGGGGCATGGAATGGGATGTAGTAATACGACTAATTTGACTCAGGTTGACGGAGGCGTTCGTGTCAAGCAGGGAGATTTGTCCTCTACTTTCGGATTTGAATTGCAAGATGAAAATTTCCGTGGTATTACTTCTCTTGAGGGGCAAGAAGCTCTTATAACCCTAACAAAAGATAAATATTGTTGGAAGACAAAAGCATTCGTCAAGGATCAATCTGTTAGTTTTAATTTAGACAGCATTCTGCCAAACGGTAAATACCGTGTAGAAATTTCGGCTGGGGGATATATCTTTCCAAGCGATCGAAAAACTTACATTGAAATTGAAGCGTCGGATAAAGAATTGGTTCTTGAGGTAGTTCATACTCTCAAAGAACTGGACATCGCTGAAGAAGTTAAAAGACAACTTAGCGAAGGTGGAGCGTGTCCGGAAATTCCAGACCTGCTTATGTACTATAACTTAGGAAAGGTTTAAAACATGGATACAAGTAAATTAATTGCATTCGCTCAAGCATTAGGAGCGGATAACAAAGCGATGAAGCAGTTAATCGATACAAAGATTGACAACGCTACGTTAATGCAGGCTATCGAGCAAGCGAAAACAGCAGTTAAAAATGACATTCTTGGTGATGGAGTATCTGAACAGTATGATACACTCAAGGAAGTTGCTGAAAAAATAGCCAGCTTGAGTGGAGATGTTGAGACTGCAGTTGTGCAAAAACTTGCTGACCTCGGCCGTCGTATTGATGAGTTTGCCAATCTCGACCTGGTCGCAACCTATAATTCAGCGAAAGCGTGATGGCCATGAATAACCTTGAAAATCTAGCAACAGCTATTGGTACAGATATCAAGGATATCAAGACGCAAACCGCAAACTCTCAAGCAAAGATTTCAGCCAATACAGAGTCCATTGCCCGTATCGCTACTCAAATAGATAGTCTTGCGACAAAATCAGAGGTAAAACAAGATATTGATGGCCTTGCGAAAACACTTGCGAAAGTGCAGGTCGGTGGTAGGAATTATTATCGAGACTCTGAGAAGGTTCGAACAAGTACACGGTTCTTCCCGTTTCCTATACACCCATACATTTCACAGGAAAATATAGGTGAAACATGGACTTTATCGTTTGATTTAAAAATCGACGAAGGTGGTGAGATTCGTTCTCTGCATTTTTATCACTATCAAAATAACCGCTTCGGTCTGAAAGCTAGTGCAAACATCACTCCAAGCAAAGAATGGCAACGATTCACGTTCACAGGTCCAGTTATCTTTCCGAACGA